CAAGCCGCCATAAAACGGCAGGCCGCTGGTACGTGGCAGGTATCTTGCCTCCGTAAACCTCGTAACCGTCCCCCAATATTCCCCGTGTCCACTCTACAAGCGCTTCAACCCAAAGGTCGTTTTCAATGTCTCCCCGCATTTCTGTCGGCTGAATTGCCAGGGTATAAAAAGAGACGCACCGTGTTAATGCGTCCCAATCGGGGTCAGAAACATCTTCCCCCATACCATCAGCTATGCAGGTCAAGGCTTCGCCGCTTTCATCATCAGCTAAAAAGCGCATGTGCAGGGCTTCGTTGACCGCTTTTGCGAGGCTGTCAACCGCTGACAGGCTTTCCCGGTCAACATAAGGCCAAACCTCTATGCGCCCTCTGAATCCTGCCCATTCGGTATTATCACTTTCGGCTGTCTCCCGAACAACCAAGTACGGCTTTTCCGTTTCCGCGTCAACCACCCACGGCTCATAGATGCGGCCTTCAACATCCGGGACGCCTTCAATAAGGGCTTGCCTTATAATCTCTCGCAAAATATCAACCTCCCCACAATTCTTCAACAGCTTTTTTTAGCTTCGCTGCTCCTTCTTCTGCAGCTGGGACAATAGCCGCGTGAGGCTCTGTTCCGGGGTGATGAACAAGTTTCACCGGGTGGCTTGCTCCATTCCAAAATAACGCCTTTTTCTTTTTGGGCTTGATAATGTGAGGGGGTGTCCCCTTCTCCAAATACTGCCCGTATCTTACGCCGTGCGCAATCGTCATTGTTATAGCGTTCCCCTTTGTGGTGCTCCTGCCGTTAATGCTTTGCCGTGCGTGTGCGGTGCGGTCTTTCCAAGGTGCGTTATCTTTGGCATACCTCTCCATACCTGCTGCAACATTATCGCCAATCAGCATGGCCATAGCCCTTGCCCTCTGAATTTCGTCCCTTACGCCGTCACAAAACATCTCAACTCACCACCTTCAAAGTCCCGTCTATACTTGTTTTCTGCCCCTGCCAATATCGCGGTATGGCCATAGTTACTCTGAATCTAATCCCGTCAACGGTAAATTCATCAATAACGTTTGACCCGGCTCTGATATCAGCATCGGAATCTGCCAAAAAAGCCCACGTATCATCATCATGTTTAGTCCCTGCCGTGCCAGATACTAACTTGACGGCCATTTGTTTGCCGCCTTGCGTGAATATCCGAATTTTGAAGGGACCAACCGTAGACTTGACCTTTTTACGCCCTCCCCCGTTTGGGATATATTCTTCGCGCTCAATGGTTATTTCTGTGGGGTTTTCCGAAATCGTGAAAGCGACATCCTTTTTTCTTTGCTCAACAAAGTTCATATCACTCCCGGCCTCCGCAATGACAACACGCGCCCACTTTCAAACGGGTCAGCCTTCGCCGCCATACCGTCGTACATTTTCGCCATTTCGAGGCAATACTCTGCGTAGTCGCTCCCTGTGGTGCGCTCGTAGCTTTCCTGCCCTATTGTGTACTTTTTCAGCTCCCCGGCTTGTTGGGAGGCCGTGGCGGCTTTTAACCGCCAGCCCTGCGCCGCCGCCGCGTAGATGTTTGTTGAATCTGTGAGCAGATCCACTATATCCTGCTCACTAAATCCCGTATCGGCAGGTGTGCCGCCCTCCGGGATAACCTCGTTCAAATACCTACGCACCTTTCGGACGGCTTCGTCCGTAATAATCATCGCGGCTGCCTCCTTCCATCATCAACCCGTGATGGTCAGCTCCTGCACGTTTTCGTCAATAGCTGCGAATACGCCACGGTACGCATAACCAACAATCTGCTGCTCCACAAGACGCGTAAGGTCGCCGCCGTTTGCTTCAATGCGCAAATCCTGCTTCACAAGCTCTTTGAATCCGCGCTTAGGACGGATAAGGTATGCCTTGTTGACAGGTACGCCGCCGTAGGTCGTTACTTTCTTTCCGACATTCTGTGTCCAGCCGTCATAGTAGATGATGGTCGAAATGCCGGAAATCGGTGGCAGGGATGTGCCGTTGAAAGTGTAACCGCCACGGAGCGCCTGTTCAATGTCAATCTGGTTAGCGCGGCTTGCCAGCAGAACCGTTGCCGGGCGTTTCTTGATGATGGTCTGCTTCAACCCCTCTTTCAAGGTGTTATACAGGCCGACAAAAGGAGCGCCGTCACTAGCCGTGCCTTTGTAGGCGGTCTTGTTGTTTGTGCCATACGTTGCCTGGAGAATCGGCGCAAAATGCAGGTGATTCAGCAAAGCGTTGTAGGCTTCGCCCATAGCCTTATTCAGCATTTCAACCTGAAAAGACTGATTGAAGTCCTTAAGCTGCTTCGTGAACTCAAAACCTGCCGTGTAGGTGTTAATCCGTGCCGTAGGACCGTTTTCTGCTTCAATCGTACCGAATTTTACTTCGCTACCCTCGAAACTCTGGGAGAATACGCAAGCGCCACGCATAGCCCATTTAGCGTCCAATACCTCCGGCAGGTTGCTATCGGAAATCGTGTCATAAATGGGCTTGTAAAGCGGCTGCACTTCTTCGCGGCCAATTTCAACATCAAGAACAACTTTACGCAGAAGTTCTTTCGAGACGTTCGAGCCGCCGTAAGAAATCATTTCGCCAATAGGCTTATTAAACCGCAAAACTTCCATTTCGCCGTTTACGATTTTCTTTTCAGCGTACTCCTGCCGTCCATTCAGCATGAAAGGGATTTTCGTAGTGCCCGTATACTTTCTACGGGCTTCGCTCATAGTCTCCTGAGATACAATATTCATCTTTTCAATCCTCCTTATTAACCTTCACCGCCGGGTACTTCAGTAACCTGCGGATAGCGGATAAACTGAATCGTATTTGCGCCGTCTTTCGGTGCAGAAACCTTGCCTACAAGCAAAAGCCCTGCCGCGCTTTCGTCCGTGAATTTCTTCGTGGACTTGTTGTAATACAGGTCAGCGCCCATAGCAAAAGTTTTGCTCACCAGAATCTGGTCGGTGATATACTCGCAAGGCTCAAGCTGTAATGCCACTTTAGTGCCGGCAGTATTTTCCGCTGCCTTAACCGTCTGCAAAACTGCGCCAAAAAAGCCATCAAGAACATAAAAGCCCCCTGCTTCTACGCCGCTGTTTGCAGGTACAGTAACTTCTACGCTTTTGCCGTCGCTGACTTTCAGCTGCGAAATGTGGGTGACTGTGGTTGCCACCGGCTGTCCATTAAATGCCATTGTTTACTCTCTCCCCTCTTAAAGTGCCACCGTTGCCGTGGTGAAATATCCATCACCGTTATTATTGCCGCTTTCCGCGCCCGTGCCGCCTGCCGGGGGCGCGGTGTCAATATGTGCCTGCGCCAGTACGGCCTTGACCGTGTTGTCTGCCAGAACGCTGTCAATCTCCCCGGAAATCTGCTCTGCAGTCGGATTTTCCGGGAGGCGCAACATCTTCTTTACAAGTCCCTGCGCCATTTCGCCGCTGACCTTCTCTTTAATCGTCTTGTCGATAAGTTCGTCAGCGGTCTTTGCTTTCGCTGCGTCTACGAGCTTTGCCGCGTCCTTGACCGCGTTCATAAGTTCGTCCCCGGTCTTACCGCCGAACATTTCGCCGCAAGCCTTTTCAAAGGCGTTGGCCTTGTCCTGCTCCCCGCTGTCGTCCATTTCCCCACAAGCGGCTTTCATATCCGCGAGGGTGATTTTCCCTGCGTCCAGCAGGTCTTTAATCTCTTTTTTCATTCCTGTTTCTGCTCCCTCCTGCTCTCCTGCTACAACGGTTTCCCATACCCGCTTTTCCCTAACCTCGGACGGCTCTCCCAAAAGGTAGTTGCCGCTGTCCGGGTCTTTGGAATAAGCAATTTTGTATGACTTCGTTTTGTTGCCGTCCCGGTCGAGACTGGCAACGAAGTACCCGTCGTAAACAGAATTCACATAAACATAATCTCGCTCGCCTGCCCCCAACTTTGTGTAGGCCGCGCTGCGTAATGCCTCCCTAAGTTCTTCATGGCTCGTGTCTGCCGCCGTGGAAATACTGTCCATTTCGCCGGAAATCGCCGCCACACTTGTTGGCATTCCTGCCCTGTTCAGCGGTGTCCAGTCAATAGAAAGCCCTTTGTAGTCCGTGACATCCGTTTCCCCAGTGACAGCATTCTGTTCCAGCTGCGGATAGCCGAAAATAGAAACCTGTGAGACGGCTTTCCCCCGTACCCACCGCTTCAAATCCGGGGCTGACTTGTCAATAAGGCCGCGAAAATACGCAACGCCCTTATCCATCTTCGCCCCAATCCAATGCGTGACAGGCTGCGGAAACTCCGTAGCTACGTTTTCGGCCTTTTGGTGTCCGAGGAATCCCGGTAAACCAACGCTGTTCACTTCGCCTACAATGCTGTTAAGCGCATTCGCGGTGTAATTCCATCCGCGTGTGCTCTTTCCGGCTGGTACGGCCATAACCACCTCTAACGGGTCATCATCGTCCTTTTTAAGGGCTTCAACATCTGCCCAACCTGCTACGGGGATATCGTCTACGGCCATTTCCCCGGAAATCTTCGCTGTGAGTGCAATAAATCTACTTTTTCCCATCGTTTTTCACCTCCTTTCGTGGAATTTTGCCCATAATAAAGGCACTCGCCTTTTTGGCAAGTGCCCAATAGGAAAACAATATTAAACAGACAATGAGCAGGAGTAAACTCTTGCCTTTTTCGGTATAACGACCAATATTCAATATTCATTCGCCCCCTCATAGGTCGGTATGGTTTCCAGTTCCCCTTCAACATCAATCTTTTTTAGCTTGTTGTAGAAGTTTGTGGAGAGGGAATTGTAGTAGGCAAGCATTGTTCCTGTCTCTGGCCTGTACCCGTTTGCCATTGTTGGTGCAAGGTCTACCATGGCGTTGAGGTCGTGCAAAAGTCCCCGGTTTTCCTTGCCGTCAAAAAGAACCTTAGTAGTTCCATCGTCATTCGTGACCGTGGTTGTTATCTCCTGCCCCCACAAAGTGCCAACTGCAACAATCTTTGCCATAACTCCATTCCTCCTAAATCAAGGCCAACAAGCCAAAAATCCATTCTGCCATGTCTTTATCTTTGGCAAGCTCAAGTGGGTCTGTGTAGGCCATTTCAAATCCCATAGAAACAAGCTCGTAAGCTCTGCCGCCGTAATCCTTCCCCATGTACATACTCAAGAAGTTATCCCGGCGTGCTTTTTCGCTCTTTCCATAGCCGCTTCCTAGCCACTCTAAATCTTCGCCCTTCGTTCTGCGCTCATAAAACGCTTTTTCAGCTTGCAAAATGTCGGGGATAGAGTGCTCCATGCGGTGGCCTAATTCGTGTATAGCTGTTCTTAGGCTGCGCCCGTTCCCAATGCCAGAAATAGCAATAATTCCATCATAGTCATTGTAATAGCCGCGCTCCACTTTTCTTACTTTCAACCACCCCCGTGCGAAAGACTTATCTGTCCATTCTTGCGGATAAAGTCTGTAAGCCTTTTCTACGACAGGTCGCATTTTGCCATGCCCCTTAAAGTGCTTTTTTAGGTCTGCTTCATCAGCCCCAACCATCCGAACTTTGCCGAGATGTGTTGAAAAAGTCAGTGCGTTTTCCTCTAAGGTTTTAATTTTAAGGTTTTGCAGCTTTTTCCTCGCCTCATCATATACCGCTCCTGCCGCGTTCAATTCCTCCCAACTTGCGGTAACAGGTATCTTGTGGTACGCCTCCCTTGCCTCTGTGAAGGCTTTTTCGGCTTTCTGCAGGGCTTTCTGCCGTTGCTCCCATACAGGATTTTTCGTCACATCTGTCAGTAACTCCTTCCCTGCTGCCTTGATTGCTGTTTCTCTTTCTGCCGCCGTCATGGTCGGTAGAATCTTATAGCGTTCGCGCAAGTTGCCGAGCGTCTTTTCTTCCTTTTTGGGCGGTGTAATCACCTGCTTTTCTATGCGCTGAATAGGCGTGATAACGCCCTGACTGCCGCCCTCATAAGGCTTGTAATGGGTGTTATACCATTTCTCAATATCCTTTTGACTGTTCGGGTCTTTTCTCCATTCCTTCAGCCGGCTAACAAGGCTATCCATATCCTCTGGCGCGGGTTGAATCGTGCAGAGGCAATTAGGGTGAGCCGGGGAAATAGGACAATCCCCTGCCGCATAAACGCCGTCGCCGTTCTTGCCGCCTTTGGAATATTGGTCGCATATATCCGTCCGAGGGTGTGTGTTCGACAGCACCCATTTTACATTTTTTACGGCTATACTTGCCTTCGCCGCCCCTATCGTACCTTGACTGTAAGCGGCGGTCAGTTCGGTTCGTGCCAGCCGCAACGCATTATAATCTATGTTCGCCGGCACCCTGCTCCCCATTCGTGCCATCATGTTTGGGAACTTCGCCGCCGTGACGGCTTTGCCTTGCTGTACATAGGTTTCCAATGCCCTAGCGACTTTTACGGCATCTTCCCCCACACCTGCCTGGACAATCGCTTTCATGTTGTCCCTTGCTTCCTGCGAGGTTTTCCATATCCTGTCAGAAATTGTCAGCCCATCGCGGTAAATCCTTGCATAACAAGCCGCTACCGCTCTTTGCCGTTGGAACGCCATAGCCCTTATCATAGGGACTGTTTCAATCCCTGCCGCCCTTAGCATATCGGCTGTTACATCTTTTGTGAATGTAATCCCTGCCGCCGCCCCGGTGTTGATGGCGTTCTCAATTTCAAGCGTCAAGTCATTAAATAAAATGCTCCCCTTGAAATCTGAATCAATGGCCTCCAACAGGCTTTCCACGCCCTTGTTAGTTTCGTAGGCCGTAAGAATACGCTGCAGGGCATTGTTGTAAATCTTCGCTATGTGGCGGTCTGTGACGGCCAATGATTGCAATAGTTTCTTGCGGCTCTGCAATGCCTGTATCTGCCATTTCCCTGCCGTGGCTTTTATTTCTGCCAATTCCCGGCTACTCATTCACTGCCTCCCCGGTTCAGTTCGTCGTCAATTTCCTTTTCCTGCTGCTGCTGAGAAAAGGCTTCTTCTATGGGCTGGTTCAACATCTTGCTTTCTTCTATGCGTTCCTTCTCCCCGGCTTCGCCGTCCTTGCCTTCCCACTCCTTCATGGTGGAGATATAGCCCGCAAGGTAATTGACAGCGCTTTCTGCAGAAATAATGTTGCTCCCCATAGCCATTGTGAGGGCTTGCACAACATTGTAGAGGGTCTGCGCGTCTGCTTGTTCGTCCTTGTCCATGACCGCCTCCCATGTCACATCTGTGGCAAAAGAGGGAAATCTTGTACCCGTGGTGCTGGACAACATTGCCAACGCCATACGAGCGAATAACTGCCAACTACCTTCCACCTGTTCCCTCTTGCGGTCAATCCGGCGGCAAAGGATAGGGCTTTGCTCTTTGGTACTGGCCTGTGAACTTGCGATATGAACGCCAAAAGCAAACTCAGGCACTTCCGAGGTGTCAATAATGCAATAAAAGATAAACTCTAATAGGGTTGATGTGTCCCCAATTGCGCTGTTGCACTCAATAAACTTTGCTTCTTCGTCAGCCTTGATTAGAAAAAGGTCTTTCCCGTTCATGTCGATTGACGCCTCTTTGCCGTCTGCAATGGCCTTGAGTGCGTCCGGGAAATTGTTCTGCAGGAACTGCTTAACATCGTTAAGCTTAAAGGCGACTTTCGGTGTGCTGTGCATTTTGCTCCCACTGATGGCGTGAATCATAACATCGTGATACGCTTTCAAAAACGGCTCAATCGGTTCAAGCTCGCTGTACCCGTGTAGCTCTGTTTCGTCCGGCTCGTTCTTGAAATGAACAACAGGAATAAATCCCCACGGGTTGACTTCCTGTGAACTTTCCACGCCTGCCGGGGCTGTCCCTTCAACCGTGGTTATAACTTCTTTCGGGGTTATCCGCTGCCGATATGTATACTCCTGTGAATCCCCATTCCCATCAATCCATTTATTTTTGGTCAAGATGGTTATGGCGGTGTAATCGTGCGTAACAGGGTCATACTCAATGCCGCCCGTGGGTATCTGCTCTGGGGGGATAATCACGCACCCCAGCCGCGTCTTTGTGCTGTTCTCTGGATATAGTGTCGTATCTGCCGGCAGGTTCACCAATCGCAGAAAGCACTCCCCGTCAATCAAATTCTTTTGATGAACGCGCTGCATGACGCTGGCAAGGTCTTTGCTGAATCCGTCAAGGGCTTCTTGCGCCTTTTCATCTTCGCAGACAAAAGCAGGAACCCCCATAAATCCTGCTAACGTGTTGATTATAGGCTTTGCGAAACCTGCCCCCAGTTTGTATTTTTCATCGCGGTTATAATACAAATCCCTAGCCCGCTTATAATCAACATGGCCGGAAATATCCAGCGCATAAGGTGCTGAATACATATTGCGCACGTTGAAAAACCATGACCATGTAGCCATTCTAAGGCGGCTCATTTCGCCCTGCGCCTTGTCTAACCATCGTTTAATCACATTAGCCATACAGTCTTGCTCCTCCCAATAGTGCCGCCAGCCCGGGGTCTGTATCGCCCCCGTTCGCAAATGCAAGCACTAAAGCGTCAGCCCGGTCTGGTGACCTGTGAATCCTTTTCTTATAGCTTTTCTTGTCCTCCAAGATAATCTGGTCGCGGCTGTTGATGGAATACTTGCGCGTGGATAGCTGCGCCGCCAGTTCATCGTCCTGTGGCAGTGAAATATCACCGTCCACAAGTCGCTCTTTAAGGCCGCACCACTGCTCTGTGACCCAGTTTGCATAATGCTCCTTGTCGTTCGCCCTGCCGCCGTTGTGGCAAGCAATAACATCAATGTTCAGCCCATCTTCGAGAATAACCTCTCTTAATCGGTCAGTGACGCCGCCGCCAACACCATCATCATCAACGCGTATCGTGGCGTGTGGCTTCGCGTAATCCTTCATAGCCCCTTTGGTAATGCTCAACACCTTGCCGCAAGTCGTCATAAGGTCTTGCTTTGTGAAGTGGTGAAGGCCGAGAACCTTGCCACCTATCCGGGGGACAATAATCGTTTCATCGTCGCCAAATCGCGCTATATCCGCGCCGACTTCGAGCATTGTTTCCGGGTCTGCCTCCATGTCTGAATCCCTCATCATAGCCGCCTCAACCAGTTCAAGCGGTATAAGGCCGTCCGGCTCTGCTTTCGGAAATTCCCCCAAAACACGCACCCGGACAACATCTGAATCCATGCCGTACTGCTTGATAAGCCGTTGACTGTATTCGTCTGCAACTCGCGCCGCGTCAAAACACGAAACTTTCTTTGTCCAGTACAGCTCTCTATCTTCAAAGAATGACCGCTTAAAAATGCCGCTGTTCTTCGTAGGGTTGCCACACAAAATCAGCTTTGCGTCCGTGGTAGTCAGCGCACCTTCGATTGTCTCGTAGATACTATCGTCTATGCCGCTGGCCTCGTCACACATGAATAAAACATGCTC